CCGGTGCCGTAATTCGTGCTGAACGGCAAGGTGGTCGAGAACGCGGGAATGTTGATCGTCGCCCCGGCCCCGCTCATGGCGATACCGCCAGACGTGTCTGGGCTATTGGCCGGGCAGGTCCCGCCGCCGGTTGTTGTCTCGCCGACGAGGGTCGTCCCAGTCGTGCCGGCGAGCGCCGTATAGGTCGCGTTGTAACCGGTGTTTCCCGCCCCGGTGAACCCCGAGAGCGGAAAGGTCTGAGCCGGATATAGCCCGTGCGCGACCGCAACCGTCGTGGTGACGGTCATCTCTCCCGTGATCGGCGAATTGGGCACACAGGTCGTCGCCCCAGTCGCGACCGCCTGCTGCGCCCCGACGCCTGGGATCGACGCCGGCGCAATCGTCGGCGCCGCATTGCAGCCGAAGCCGGGGTCGGTGAAAGCAATCGCATTGACAGAGGGTGTCCACACGCCGGAAGGCTCGCGCGCGCACCCTCCCCCGCTCGCCGTCCACGGATAGATGCCGGAATTATAGCCCGAGCCCCCCGCTCCCAGGCTTATCGGGGTTGTGACGCTGGGGAAAACCCCGGTCATGCCCCCCCACCAGCGGAAGGACGAGCCGACGGAGGTGGTCTGCATCATGAATGCCGGCGTCCCGTCATTGGCGGGGCCGAGCTCGAGGACGGCGAGCGGGTATTCCGGGAGGTTGCTCAGGGCGTCGACCGAGCCTTCGAAAGTGTAGAAGACCGAGTTCGCCTGCGTCGTCGGGAATTCCATCGACCCGACCGCGCCGCCGCCGTTGACCTTGAGGCCATTGTTGGAATAGCCGTTGGCGATATTGGAATCGAACGCCGCCGACAGCTGCGGCGTCAGCGATGGCGGCGTGAGCGGCCCATAAGCGCCGCCGCCGCCGAGGCTGCCGACGCCGAAAAACAGGAGATCGCTGCCGGTCTGAGCTGAAGCCGCCGCCGCGAGCGCGGCGAAAGCTAGAGCGAAGAGAACGCGGCGAAGCATCATTTGAAGTCCACGTTGACGGCGACGGTGTTGGCGGTGAGCGCGGTCGCGTCGTTGTCCGCGAGGCCGCCGGTCGCGCACCAGTAGATGCCGTTGACGAACGCCTTGCCGACCGGAAAGGTGATGGTGGCGCCGCCCTCGTTGCTGCTCGTTGCATTGGCGGGCACGGGATAGCGGCCGACCGGCGTTCCGGCCGAGGCGCCGCAGGTCGGCGGGCTCGCGGCGTCATAGAACTTGAGATAGGCGCCGGAGCCCGAGGCGACATTGCTGGTGATCTGGATGTCGTAGACCGTGCCCGCGCTCGCCTTGCAGGTCTGCGCCGTGGTCAGCGACGCCGGCGCGATGGCAGAACAGGCCGAGTTCGTCGCCGCCCCGTTCGCCGCCGAGGCGGCGAGCGTCGTCACCTGCGACCCGTTGGTCTGGTTCACCGCCGTCGCCGCGCCGGTCGGGAGCGGCAGCGACGCGGCGCTGACCGGCTGGGTGACCGCCGATCCGTCGACCCTCAGCGCACCGGCAGTGGTGAGTGAGAGGGCGTTGGTCTGGCCATTCGTGTAAGCTGGCGAAGAGCTCGTGACCGCCGCCATGTCCAAGTTGCCCGTCTGGCCGGATGTCGTCGAGCCGCTGCCTGCGACAGTCGGCTGCCCCGCTGCAGTCGCTGCGCCGGTCGGCAGCGGCAGGCTGGCGGCGGAGACCGGCTGCGTCACTGCGGAACCATCGATCTTGAGGCCGTTCGACGTTCCAGGCATCGCGGTCATCGTTCCGCCGACGCTCATGCCGCCGAGCGTCGCGGACCCGGGGACTGCCGATCCGGTCGAGCCGACCGAGGCGTTGGAGCCGCTGCCGGCGCCGCCCGCAGCGCAGCAGGCGCCTGTCGGCAGGCCGGAGCCGCCCGAAAGGTTCAGCGTGGTCGCGCCGGCGGTTTCGATCCCTGCCAGATAAGCGCTGGAGCCAACAGCGAAAGCCATCCAGCCGCCAGCGGGCACGAAGTCGTTAGACGTCGTCGCCGTGACGCTGGCGCCGCCAATCGTCACGTAAGCTGCATTCGTCCCAGTATTGTAGACGACAACGACGGTTCCGCTCGGCAATGCGACGCGGCTGGACGTGGCGCCGACTGAGAGCGACGCATAAGATGGCGTCGGCTGAAAACCACTCAGCGAGGCGGAAAACGAACCGGAGATCTTGCCGGGATTGGCCGACGTGAACAGCGGCCCAACGCCCGGCTGGATCGGGACAACTCCCGGGACCACAGTGCCGCCAGAATCCTGATAGGTTTGCGCTCGCGCGGACAACGCGACGCCGGCAGCCAGCAGCGCGGCGAGAATTATGCGATTCATGAGAGAAACCTCAATTGAGGGAGGATCAGCGTTACGCCGCCGAGGGATTGGCCAGCATGTAAGCGATCGATAGTCTGACCTGGCCGCCGCTGAAGCTGCCGCCGGTCGCGGTGATGGTCAGCGTCGTCGCTGAATAGAACGCGGTCGGGCCGATAAGGCCGTAATTGGTCGAGCCAGCCGAGATGCTCAAACCAGAGCCGAACTGCGACAGGTTGCCGGACACGCCAACCTCATAGGAGGTCGCGCCTGTGATGGCGGTAACGACTCGCGCACCGACCGCAAGTACGATGCAATTAGCCGGGATTTGCACGCTGGCGTTGGTTGACCCGCCGGAGAGCGTGACGAGGGTTTCGAGCATCCCAATCTGGAGATTGGCGCCATGCGCCGCGGCGGCGATATTGGCGAGCGCCGGCATGAAGCCTTGATCGACAGTCGTCCATTCGCCCGATTGATTGCTTTCAACGCCGATGAAGCCGTAAGCGACGTTGACAATCGCCGATGTCGCGCCGTCGATCACATCCGAGCCGTTGGGGCTGATGGTGAGTGTTTTTGTAGTCGAGCAATTGCCCGTCTCGTCCACGATCAAGAGCCGCGTCCCAGTCGGATAGGCGGAAGCGGGCGGCAGTGAGACGACGCGCGCAGCGCTGAGCGCCGTATAGGCGATCATACGGTCGGTCGTGAGCGCACTATACGCCGCATCCGAGACCGGTGTGCGCCCGTTGGTGATGACCTCGACGAGCTTGGCTGCCGGCCAGCCGCCGACGGTCGAGCCGTCGCTGACGACCAGCCGATTGTTGGTTGTGTCCATCACCGTCTCGCCCTGCGCGCCGGTGAAGGCCGCGACCTGGCTTGCCGTGCCGCGGCGGAGTTGAAGTTGTTCGCTCAAAGGAACGATCCCCTATTCGACTTGTTACCGATCGCGCCGACGACGCAAAAACGGATGATCGTAAAAAAAATCGGATCGCTCAAAATGCTCACGGCGAATCACTTCTCTTTCTTTTCTGCGGAGACCAATCGCTGACCTTTTTTGCCGCGGATGTAATAGTGACCGTTGTCGCCCTTGAAGATGTCAAAGTACTTTTCTGAGATGAAGAGTGTCATTTGCTGTTTCCTTTGGCTTAGGGAACCGTCCCAAGGTTGATGACATCGACCACGGAATCGTTGGTCGAGCCGAAGTCGTCAGAGACCGTAACGGCGCCCGTTGTCAGGCCGAGGTCGAGCGGCGTCCCAGTCAAGAGCTGGACCGCGATCGGATGCACGACAGTTACCGTGATGGCCCCGAGATCGAGCGATGCGGTGGCCGCCGTCGCGACAGAGCCCCAATCATCCGCCAGGGTTGGCGCGTCGGTCACTTGCCCGAGATCGAGCGCGAATCCGGTCTGTAATTGGGCGAAGATCGGATCGGCCGCCGCCACCGTCGGAAGAAAGGAATAGACTGCGACGGTGGACAGATCCTCCGCGCCACCGCCGAAGACATTGAAGCTCTGGAACTTGAAATAGAGCGTAAGCCCGGCAAAGTTGCCCGGCAGCGTGTAGCGGATCACCGCGCCGTCGACGCGCGCGAACGAAGCGCCGGACGAATGCGCGGTCGCCGCGGAGCCGCCCTGTCCGCGCGCGAGCCCGGTCAGATTGTACGCGTAGCCGGAAACGAGCGTCGCCGTCTCATAGGCGAGAAATTCGCTGTCGACGACCGAGAGCGTCGCACCCTGCTGCGCCGCCGCCTGGCTCGTGCCGGCTAGCGTGCCGCCGCTCTCTGCAAGGTTCACGGCGAGCGTGTCGACCGAGTCCCATCCCGCCGCAGCGGGAAGAGCGGCGGTGAGGAAGCCCTGGCGCAGCGGCGCGGTCAGGACCGCGACCTGGGAATAGGTCACATTGTCGATCGAGACGTAAACGTTGGCGCCGCCCCATTGCGAGCCGCCGCCGCCGTTGATCCCCGAGGCGCCGATCCAGATTTGATCTAGGCCTCCCGTCAGCGACGTCGGCGGTTGGGCGATGAGGGGCGGGTTGATTGGGACTGCTGGCACGCCTTGATTCGGCTGAAAGCCGCTCGAACTCGCGCTGGCATAGAACGCCGGATTTGAGACGCCGGCGACCAACTCCTCGCAAGTGATGGCAAGGAGCCCTTTGTCGTCCTCTTCGATTTGGATCACTCTCGCGGAATAATTATCGAGGCCGAGATTTGCGTCCGTGATCGTGACGATGTCCATCGGATCGAGCAGGCAATATTCCCAGGAGAGCTTGAACGTGAACTTGGTTCTGACATAGAGTTCACGTTGCAAGATCGTCTGCGCGATCAGCGGGCCGATCACGAACTCGTCGCAAATTTCATTCGCCTCGATCGTTGATCCGACCCGCGGACCAAAGATCTCGATCTGCGATTGATCGCGCGCCTCGACCGGCGTCGACGAATATTGATTGCTGCGCGATGAGACCGTAATACGCTGGATAGTCGGCAGCGAGAACACGTCGGCGCGCTCGACCTGCACCGGGTCCTTATTGCCCTTTTCGTCGACAAAATTGTCGTCAGTCAGCTCATACACTGGCGTCAGGTTCGGGGTAAAACTCCCCGCAGCCTGGGCGGTATAGGTGATGACGACCGGCTTCCCCTGGTCGGCTGGCCCGAAAATATACGTTCCAGGAACTACCATCCCATATTCGCCGGCGACACTCGGGATCGATGCCCCAATGAAGGTGAAGGCGACGCTGGAGGAGGCGTAGACCACGCCGCCATCGGAAACGAACGCCGTCGACGCGCAGACCTCGACATAGGCCGGAAGCGTCACTCCCGACGAGCCGGGAATCGGTATCGGGACTGAAAGCTGCGTCGAATAGGTCGTCGCCGACCCCTGCGAGATCGCGGTGTCGCCATAGGGAATGAGCTTGAGCAGGCCGCCGCTCCATACCGCGGCGCAATTGAAAAGCTGCAACCAGCGGGCAAGAATGCTCGATGCCTGTTCCTGGCTGACCAGGGCCGGGGAGAACGCGAAGCCCATTGCCCGGCAATAGGCTTGGAACGAGTCGGCGTTGGTGAACAACGCGCCAGAATCGATGCTGGCCGGGTTGAAGCCGCAGCCATATTGGGCGTTGGTCAGAAAGTCGTTGATGACTTCGGACGGATCGGCGTCGATTCCGTTGGCCCCGGAACCGGAGAGGACGCCGATGACCTCGACGTTGTGATTGCCGATCGAGGCCGAGTCGCCGAGATTGTAACCCTCGCCCCAAAAGTAAGCGGTCCCCTGATAGGCGAGCGCATTGTAGGGGTAGATCTCCGCCAGATACGACCAGACGGCCTGCGGCGTCGTCCCGTATTCCGTCCCGAGCCCCAATTCGAGTGGCGCGTAGATCGAGAGGTCTTTCCAGATCAGGCCGATGCCGTTGATCGGCCCCTCACACAAGCCAAGAATGATGTCGGCAGTGTAGGTGTAATCGGCGCCAGCCGCCGCCCCGCCGCCGAGCAGGCCGCCCTTGCCGCCGATGCCCTTGCCACTGCCCCCGGCGACCGCCTGGAAATTGGCGTACCAAAGGACGTTGACCGCGATCTTGTTCTGGCCCCAGACGATCGGAATCGGCAGGATAGAGGTCGAGGTCTGGAGCTGGAGCGCGGTGTAATCAGGCTTGGCGTTGTCGTTACTGCGAAGGAAACCCATGGCTAGACGAAATGCCCGATCAGGAAACCAATGCTGACAAGCAGAATCGCAACGATGATAAGGACGACGACAGCCGCCCGCTCGATATCGTCAAAGTCGGCGCCCGAAAACATCGTCTATCCCCAATAGCTCGCGAATCTCGCCGTCTTGAGCCTGGCGCTCAATTCCGCCGAACGCTCGATCACATCCTCGACCACGCAGTGCGCGTTGGAGAAGGCATGGATGATCGTCAAAGGATCGGCGCGCGAAACGATGCCCGCATGGGCGAAGCAGCGACCGACCTTGAAGAGCACGATGTCGCCTTCGAGCGGCGTCCTGACCTCGCGCGAGCGTGCGAGCAGGAACCCAAGATAGCGCTCCTCGTTCCGATGCAGAAACCAATCGCGCGTGTAGGGGCGCGGGTCGAAGCGCTCGACCAAGCCAAGGTCGCAATAGACGCGCACCAGCAGCATCGCGCAGTCGACGCCGCCCTGCCTCCCCTTCACGTCCGCCGCGTGATGGTAGCGCGTCCCGAGCCATGAGCGCGCCTCGGCGACAACGGCGGCGCGCTGCGCCTCTATCATGCGTGCGTGCGCTGGCGCACCGTAGCGGTGACGACTCCATGATACTCGCGAACGTCAACATCGACATCTCGCTTTTCGAGGCGATAACCGGAGGCGTCGAGGATGGTCATCGTGACGCCGCGTCCGTCGCGGTCGGCGCGCGCCTGGACGGTCGTCTCGCCGATCGTGCCGCAAAAATTCGACATCGGATCCTCTCAATAAGCAAGCTCGGGCGGTGGCACGTACGGGAAGCCGCGGAAATTGGCGAGGTTGTTGAACGTGCCCTGGCAGGTCGCCTGGGTATGGTTGCACCCGAAGGCGACAGTGAAGGCGTCTCCGGTCGTCGGCGCGAACGGCAGCGGATACATGAGATTGAGCGCCGATCCGACGGCGACGCTCTTGACCGTCGAGCGCACGTTGGCGTTTGCGCCCGAGGTCCAGACGAGCGAGCCCTGCGCGTGGCCGGCCTGGGCGAACGAAGTCAGAATTTGGTTCGAGGTCGAGCCCGCCCCCGCTGTCCCGTTGACGCTGTAGGTTCCCCGGATCACGCCGCAGCCCGCATCATAGAGCGTGTGCAGGCAGGTTGGCGAAAAGAGGTTCCGCGGCATGTCGTAATCGAGGATCACGAGGTCTGAGGCCACGGTCAGAGTGGCTTGAGTTCGCCCCACAGAATCAACGGTCGAGACCCGCCCCTGGAACATCCTCACGCCACCGACCACGCTCCCCATCGGCCCGGAAAGAAAGACACGATCTCGGTAAACGGGCGCGCCGTCGAACGCGCCGTCTCGAAGCGCGATGAGGAAGGGCGCGCCGTTGATCGTATCCGTCGGACGGGCAGCGATCGTGATCTGCTGTTTGTCGACCTCAAGTCCGACACTTCCCTTATATTTGAGGCCCGAGACGAGCGGCCCGGAGGATGAAAACTTGAAGCCGTTGTAGACGACATCATAATCGACGTTCGTCCAAGTATATTGCGTTCCGGTCGTCGTGATGAAGGTAAAGCACTCGGCGAAGGCGATCGGCCCATCGGGCGCGGCCATCGCGGCGTTGAGGAGGGTTTGGACGGCGGTCGTGGTCGCTTTCATCGATCACCCGCGCCGAAGTTCTGCGAGCCGCCGCTCAAGCCTCTCGATCTCGTCCTCGCGCGCGACCTCGGCGCCCCGGCGCGCATCGCGCTCAAGCCGACGCGCGTCGTTCTCAAGCGCGTCGAGGAAATTCCCCACAAGCTCAAACGGCGCCCGAAGCGCCGAAATCCACATTCCTATGAGCGCGTCCATCAGGATGACCTCGCTGGCGCTCCGAGCCGTTTCCAATGCGTCGCCGGCCAGCCGTTCGGAACCCGGACGACATTCCAGTCGAGCGGTTGATAGAGCCACCCGAGCGTGTAGTGGCTGAACGTCGGCTCCGACCCGTCTTGCGGCATGCAGACCAACACAACCGGCTGCCCCACGTCCGGCGGGTCGCCGATCGGGCGCCAATCGTCGGCGGTCATGCGTAATCCTTGCCGAGCCGCCCCGTCGCCCTGAGCCCATGGTGCCATTCGCGCCTCGCGCGATCGAAGGCGCGCTTGATCTCGGGGAAGTAAACGTCGACGTTACGTTCGCCGACCTCGGCGATCTTCGCCTTGAATTCCGCCATAACGACGTTTAGCTTGCGAAGGGCTTTCTCCGCTGCGATCATTAGGATGTCCTCACCGATTTGAACCTGACGCTCTCGGCCTTCCAGAGGGCCGACATAAACTGCTCGAAGTCCTGGTCGTCGGAATCAAAGCGACATTCGAAGGCGAAGGCGAAGGTCGCCGAAATCGCGACGCCGGAACCCGGCGCAGAGGCGAACACCAGGGAGTTGGGCGTCGAAACCGACCACCCCGACGCTTGGTTGACGCCATTGAGGTAGACATTCGACACGGATGTCACCCAGCCGACCGGCTCGGAAAACGCGCCCATGTAGCGGATGAAGGTGAAAGTCGTGGTCGAGCCGTCGCCGGGGGCGATGGCGCCGTTGATGACGGCGGAATCAGTCGGGTCGTCGTAAAGAAAGGTGCCATATTGCCCCTGGCACTCAAGAAAGAAGCCCATGAGGGCCTGCAACGAGTTGGCGCCGGCGCCGGGATAGGTGTTGGCCGTCGAATCCATGGCATCGAACGTCAGCTCGAATTGCCAGATCGGATTTTGATACAGCGGGTCGCGAACCTCTCGCCCCGATGCATGGCTCGCGACGATGGTCGAAAACACCGGCTTCTTGTGCACGCTCCAGCCGAGGCCGGCGAGCGTCGGGAAGGACGGCGGCGTTGTCACGGCCGAACCGTCATGAGCCGCAAGGTTCGGAACTCGAACAGCATCGACATGAATTCCTCGAAGTCCTGGACGTCGTTGGCGAAGCGGCAGAGCCAGAGGACGCCAAAATCGGCCGTGATCGCGACACCCGAGGCTGGCGCCGTCGTGAACGTGATCGCCGGCAGATAGTCCGCGCTCGCGCTCCATCCGCTACTCTGCGCCACGCCGTTGAGATAGACGGCGGACACGCCGGGCGTCCCGTAGACGGGACTGGAATAGCCCCCGATCGAGGCTACGAGCGGAAAGCTCGTCGTTGAGTCATCGCCGATTCCGATCGCCTGGCCGGCGACGGCGCTCAGGCCCGGCGGCGCGATCCAGAACGGCTCATTTTCGCCGGTGTTCTCCTCGAAAAAGCCGGCGATCGTCTGCAGTTCCGAATAGGCCGGATCGGCGCGCAAAACTTCATATGTCAGCTCGATATCAAAATAGGGCTTTGCGAACCGCTGCGTTCGCGTCTCGCGCCCCGAAACGTGTCCGGCGACCAGCGTCGAGAACTTCGGCTTGATGTAAACCGACCACGCCAGCGTCGCCAGGCTTGGAAAGGTGGGGTAGGAGCCCGGCGTCGGCGGCGGGCTAGGCGTGGCCGGCGGCAACGTGTCCCGAATGCCGTTCGTCCAGAAGCCCTGCTCCCAATTCCCGGTATCGCCCCATGCCGAGTTGTTGTCAGGAAACGTCGGAAAGGGCCGCGCATCCCAATTCCAGACGCAGCAGAACGTCCAGTTGAGCATCGGCAGGCCGCCGACCGTCTCATTGTTCGCGTCGACATTCCAGTATTCGTAGACCGCCTCCAAGGCCATCGCCTGGATGGTATCGTCACGGCGCGGCAGGTAGCCCAGGTTGTTGGCCGGATCCCAGATCGACCAGAAGGCGGTTGCGCTCTCCGTGCTCTTGGCGTCATAGAACACGTTCGGCTGGTTCGTCGCCTTGTCGCAGGCGGCGAAGCCATATTCGAGCGTGATGATCGATTTCGAGTTCGGAACCCACTGCGTCTGCGGGCCATTTGGAACCCAAGCGCCGCCGCTCGCTGGCGTCGCATAGATGGCGTAGTGAAGGTTGTTCCACCACCAGCGCAGTTGCTTGTTGGCGAGGATTTCCTGATTTGCGTAATAGGGATTCCGCGCCTGCGCCAGCCGATCGCCGGCGGGCAGCGTTACCTGGAGGTCGGAGCCGTTCGGATCGAGGCCGTAGGCCGCATGGGCGCCGGCGCCTCCGTCGTTATAGTACCAGTTGAAATACTGGCCGCCCTCGATCCCCGCCTTGAGATAGGGCGTCGAATAGATCGTTGGCGGCCCGGTGAAACCCAAGCCGCTCAGCGACCCGGACTGCGGCGGCCACGCGCCGGTGTAGGCCGGCGTCAGCCATTCATCGCCGTCGAGGCCGCCGTTGGTCGCGGTCGTCCAGTCAGTCAGCGGCAGGTAATTGTCGAAGGATACGAAGTCGATACTTGGGTTCGCCCGCAATTGATCGAGATGCGGCCATTGGCCATTCTCGCCCGGATGTTGCCAGCCCATCCAGCTCGACCAATCGGATGAATAGGTGACGAGGTTTTCGAAGGTCGAGAGGTCTTTCGTGTAGCCGGCGGCGTCGAAGGTCGAGCGCACGTCATTCGCCAGCGCGTTGAGCGCCGCGACCATCGGATAGTCCCAAATCGCGTTGCCCGAGCCGTCAGTCTGGCCCGCCTGGGTCCAGTTCGGCCCGCGAAGGATTTCAAGCCCGCGGAGCTCCGAACCGATGACGAACAGGTTGACGCCGCCGGCGACGATGCAAAGATTCGCGTAGTGCAGGACCATCCGGCGATAGGTGTAATCAAGCAGCGGGCCGCCATAGGCGACGG